GTAGCCTTCCTACCTAAAAAAACGCCTTGATTGCGTGATCCCTTTGCGCTGTTGCACTTGGCACAACAAGCTACTGCGTTCTCATAATTGATTACTAGGTCAGGCGCTTTGCTCACCGGTATTATGTGATCAACCGTTGTCGCTGGCTGCTGGCAGTAGAAGCAAGACCATTGATCTCTTGCCAATACTTCAAGCCTAAACTTCTTATAGTCTCTGCTTAATCGAGGATCACCACGCTTTGCCATTACTGCCAACCTTTAGTCTTTAGATGATGTAGTGCATTGCAATAGTTAGGCTCATCATACTTGGTGATGCCATAGCGCTTTGCTACATAATGCCAATACATATAGAACTGATAGTCATAAGGTTTGCCTTTAATGTGTTTATTGCGCATTTGATAATAGCCATAATGAGATCCATTGATTGCATCGATGTTCCAACTGGATTCTCTGAACACTATCTGATTGTGACAACTTAATTGCTTAAAGGTTAATTGGTAATCAGCTAATGATTTAAGTGCTTTAGTAGCATCTAATTGAGCCTCTGCTGACTGAGTTCCACTCAGACATAGGGCTCCCACTAACACTTTAGCAACCCACCGCGATGCGCCTTTCAGTCGCGGCGTGAGCCCTTGAGGGGCTCTTGCTAAGAGTGTACTCGGCATGTCAAGCATGTGTATAAAGTGGGCGTGGCGTAAGCGTACTGTGAAGTCTTGCCTCTTACTTATCCACAGTTGTGCATAATTACTTGTCTGTTGAGTAGAATCCACTACCTTTAAACGAAATACCGAAAGAGCTGTATATCTTGCGCATAGGTTCGTGACAAAACCCGCATTCAACATCGTGTGGTTCATTTATCTTTAACTCCTTTTCGTAGCGCAGATTGGCTTCGCATCGATCGTTAGTACATTCAAACTCATAGATAGGCATTACTGAGCCTCACACCAATTACAGGGATCATTTATTGTCCATTCTCCGCATTGTCCGCACCGGCGGATATCTGACTCTTTAACTATATCTGTGCGCTTGTCATAGCCAGCAGCTACGAGTAACTCCACCAGATCGCCCAGACGTAGCATTGCTACATAGTCTTCAGGCTTTTCGCCTTGACCATTCAGACGAAAACAGGCGAACCCCGTTAACCCACTTTTGTCTGTTCTGCTTCGATCTGGCGGAGCGTCTCGGGTATATTTAAGGTAGTTCGCGCTTTTATCTCACAGTCGAACGGAACGTTGAGAATATCGCGACCAGAACCTCGACCAACTGAAGCACCTTCCCACCAGCGCTTCAGATATTCTGCTACCACGCGTTCAGTACGAAAGCCTCGATGCTTACGGCTTTGACTCATTGACTGCGTGACATTTTTTGCAAGACCAAGTTAGTGATTGACCCTCTATCCAGAAGGCTAACTCGGTCGATGGGCATGGCTCGTTGCATAAGTGACAGATTATCCTAACTTGTAGCGCATTGAGCGCTTCTCGCTGGCGAGCCTTCTCGTATAAAATATCATCGGTTGGGAACTTCTCCCATTCACCGTCTTGATTCATAAACTGTAAGCCGCTCATGATCGAGCCTCTTGTGGTTTCCAAGCGCCGTTATTATCTATGACGTACCAGATCGGATCGCACTTATCTATGTCAGCCCACGTTTCCTGACGCTGTGGCGTTAATGGACAGCCCATATTTGCCCAGGCTTTGCCATTCTTGTTGCCTGTTCTCCATACTCGCTGGCCGTGTTTACATTCTGGAATGTCCTTATCGATCTTAGTAGCACCTAGTACATCTTGAACCAAAGCAACTGCTTCCGCAGCTGATGGCGCAGGATTGACAGCCTTAACAGTCCACGCATCATCTTCGACCGGCATGATTATCTTCTCCGTCAACTTCTCAGCAAATGGCTTTGGTGTCGGTTTATCAGCTACTTGTCCAACCTTTTCCATATCATCTCTAGTTGCAGTCTGTCCGCCTTTGAGCAACGTAATTGCTCTGCCAAGAGCTGATGAAGCAATATCCTCTGCATAGAAGCGACGCATATTTTGGATATATTGATCCCTAACCCCATGAGCAATGTTAGAAGTCGCAGGGAAAGCATCATTAACGTCCCGATAAACTTCTGCTTTGCACGTAATGTAACCCTTTTCAACATCGTGATAAGTGATCTCAATGCTTGTCCTTCCCATAGGATAATTTTCTACGAACCATTTGTTGAGCATTGCTACTGTTTCATAATCATCTAATTTATACATAAAGTTCATTCCCTTCCGTTGCTAGTTGACCAGCGATGGCAAGGTAACTTGCGCTGTCGATCCAGGTATCGATCTGCTGACTATCCTCGATGCTTCTGGCAATCTTGACAAGTGTGAGGATAACTGCCACTTGGTAATCTTCAACCGGCATTTCCAGATAGGCGCTGATAAGCCTTGCTGCTCTTGCCATGTTGTCAGATGGATGACCGTAATGCAGTCCCCGCTCCTGATAAAGGTCTGTTGCACTTTGAAGTATTTCACCATGCTTCATACTCTGACCTGATCAAGCTGCTCATAGTGCTTGCGTACTGCTCTGCGGCCTGTTAAATAGCCATCTCTGTGACCTATTTTGTAACCGATAAAGAACATCCCAAACCAACTGGCTAGGATTATTAACTGTAGTATTGACATTTACTGCCCTTCTGCTACGCCCTTCGCAGCTTCTTGGCATAAGTGTTGCATAAATATCAGACAGGACTGCGGTAGGTTAGATAACGAAACGGTAACGATTCTGTCTCATCAACCGCATCATCGATCGTCCGACGAATATCGTTATCGAGATCGTCCATACCTGCGCCCATTAACTACGAAAGTGCCATCCTTTTCAAGGTTAATAAGGGTTACTTGCGTGTCCTCAACTAGCACGAAAGCCTGCTGCCAGTTCATAGTTCCCTTTGTGTAGCCAGCCTTGCGGACATCCATAAGATGACCGCCTTCTACGCCACGCAGGATGCGCCCTATCTTGCCCCCTGAAGCCTCTGTAAAGGCAGATTGGCCTGCTCTATGTGTGTGTCCGCATATAACGCTTAAACCGTGCCTACGGGCTGCTCCAAGGGCTGTAAGACCCGCGTTAGGGTTAATGCCCTGCTCATCCCCGTGGACTGCTACCCAGCCTTTCTGAAAGGCATAAGGCTTTTTATGGTAGGTAATGCCTAGTTCATCGAGTTTAAGAAACTTCTCAAAACGCAGTTCTGGCAGCGCTAAGAATGCCGGTATTTTTTTCATAATCACATTGTAAAGTCGATCTGTGTGATTGCTTCTGATCATGTGAGCTTCTTTAGAATGCTCAACCAAAGACCATAAGACTTCTACTGCTTGGTCTCGATCATCTCCGAGAGTCTGTTCGAACCATCCTGGCATTCCTTCTGTCCATCGGCTGATCTGAGGGAGATCGATTTCATCTCCCAAAGTAATGACGCTATCGGGGCGGTACGCTTTAAGAAAAGCTGCAACATTTCTTACTGCTACTTCATCATGATAGGGAACTTGTAGATCGGGAACGATTACAGTTCTTTTCATTGTTAATCCTCATCGTCATCGTCATAGGGGATGCGGTCGGGAAGGTTTGGCAGCCAGTTAGGAGTAGGCAAGATCGTTGCAGGATAAGTCAAAGGCTCTAGCAGCAGACATAGAGCTACATCGTCTGCAAAGCCAGCCTTCTTTAGGCTTTTCCAATACTCGTTTAACCCAATGCAGTAAGTCTCTAGCATTGAGTAATCCTCAAGGTCTATAACTCGTTTGCGCGCCATAGGATTATTGTGACTTATCGCATAGGATTTCGTAGATTTTATCCACGCGTGTCTCTAAACGATTTACAGCATCCTTCATCGATGAGCCGCTATTCGGCTTCAGCTCCGCTAAATAGTGTTTGATCATAAAGTTGAGCATGGCAGTTACACCACCCAGAACCGTCACGATCGCTACTGCAAGAGCAGCATAATCCTGTGCGTTCATTTCTTAGGAGTGGCATACCCAAAGATACCGGCAACGATCGAGCCAAGGATAGCTCGGTAATCGAGTGCAAAGTTAGAAGTTGTACCCCATACAGCTAAGAATGCGCCGATTGAGATTATTGCTGGGTGCTTCATATTCATTTATCTGCTCCTAATAACGGGACTTGAAAGAACGAACCATCTTGGTCACCCTTACGAGTGAAAGATACATGGCAATGATGGTTGTGCGGGTTGCTTCCCGTATATTTTCTCCAGCGCCAGCCCATGCGAGGCGATGCAATTCTGCCGTTGAATATGATGTAGGCAATGCGTTTGTCGGTTTTGGCTGCGAGTCGAAGTTGATCAGCAATATCGGGCATGAGGTCTGGTTTGCCGCCCTTATGGACATCTCTATCGATGTCGATTGCTCTAACCACCCCAGTTTTTGAATCAGGATTGTGGTCGCTAATACGGAGTGAATGGCGGTAATCAGAGACCCATCCATCCGAGCGCCTATCGCGATCTGGGTAGGTGTCATCAAACATCTCTCTCAGTTGTTGAGCGGCTTTAGATAGTGTTGGTTTCATCCAAGTAACAGAGCCAATTCATCCTGAGTTAGCCCTAAGCGCTCTGCAATAGCAGCCTTAGCCTCAGCCTTCTCTGCTGCTGCTTGCTCCTCATCGGCTTTAGCCTTTGCATAAGCAATAGCATCTGCTTCGCGTTGCTTGATTTCCTCGGCTGTAAGTTCCAATTCAGTAACTTCGCCTGTCTCGCAATTAACGATGATCTTTGTGTCTGCCATTTTATCTCCTTATGATTTGGATATGCCGTAAAGCGTTGCTGTCGAGTATTGTTGAAAATTGCCGCCGTTAAAATCAGTAAATACTAATGAAGTAATTGCTGTTGTATTTGACCAAAGCATTGCGCCAAGTTGCGCAAGTGATGATGTTGCATTGTTTTCAGACACAGAGTCAGTTGAAAATGATTTGTTATTGGCAGAAGCATAATTTGGGATATAGATTTCCGCGTTGCCAAAAGTGCTAGCAGTTCCAGTCGCACCTTCTCCTACTGCTGGAATACCAGTTGTAAAAGATGCTGATCCCGCAGCAGAGCCAGTTCCGTATAAAACTCTTGTAGTAATTCCAGTAGTTGAATTGTTTGGCTTAATGACAATATCTGACCAAGCCGAACCACCACCATTTGAGCGTGTTGATAACTTTATAACTAAATCGGAATAAGTTTGTGGAATTGACGAAAAGGTAATATCTGCCGCTCCACCTGCTCCAACGGTAACGCTAGCGATCTGAACATAAGTTGTAGCCATTATGCCGCCTTAATTCCGTATAGGGTAAAGGTCGAGCCATCCACAAATGAACTAGTAGTTAAAACCATATCTACTCTATTTATGGCTTCTGGAGTTTTACGCCATAAACCTACTAACGCAGCAACATAACTTGCAGGATTATTCCAACGCAGTAGGGCAGTCTTAAAAGTAGTTGTATTGGCATAGTTTTGGATTTGGATAATCTCGTTAATGTTATTAGATGTAGAAGTAGAAACAAAAGCCAGTATCCCAGTTACAGAAGTGTCTCTGTCAGATGCGGCAGAACTGCCAGAACCAAGCAAGCGAGTATCGCTATAATTGCTCGTTGTGTCATTATTAAAGCGTAAATAGCAACCAGCCTGAGCGTTTGTATATCCGTTAAACACTAAGATTAAATCTGTATATGTTGCAGGTATAGACGTAAAACTAACAGAGGACTGCGATCCACTTGTTGTAGTAGTCGCTATCGGTTCATAAGTTTTAGGCATTATTTAATCCCATACAGAGCGAAGGTAGTGTAAGTACTCCAAGCAGAACCAGTACCAGTATTTATGTCAATTCTTGTTATGGCTGCTGTGTTATTCCATAAAACAGAATCAAACCATAAATTGCCGCTGCCGTTTTGATCTGTTCCGCTAAAAGTGCGTATTGTCTTTGTTTTGTTAGTTGATGAATAATCAAGCAAATCAACAACTACGGCACTAAACATATTTGCCGAAGCGCTTGAACCTGGAGCAACAAAGGCTGAAGTGTTATTTGGAAGTTTTGAAAACTCGCCACCTGCTAAAGCATTTGCGCCGTTGCCCTGCATATAGTGATAGGCGTATGCAGCGGATGTATCGGAGTTAATAGTAAAATATGCAGTATCTACGGTAGTAACGCGTGCATTTCTAGCAATACCTCTAATTTGGAGATGCTTGTAAGTTCCAGAAATAGAAGTAAAGGAAAGGCTAGTAGCCGAGCCGTTGCCATTTACGGTCGCTATTGACTCGTAATCGCCAGCGGGCGCAGATGCTCCGCCCACTATGGCGGCGATATTGTTTAGCATTAGGCGATCGCACCCACGACATACCAAGTATCAGTAGCAGTCTTGATACAGGCTGCTGACTTATATTGACCGAGAGTAGGCTGAGCCGCAACTGCTCCAGCCGATAGGACTGTGGTTGTGCCTGAAGTTACTGCCTTGATTGTGCAGAGACCAGCCCCGATGTTAAGAACTGTGATGCAAGTACCGACAGGGAAGGCTACTGAGGCATTTGTAGGGATATTAAAAGCCACAGCGGTTTCCTTGTTCATAATCTCTAGTACTTGGTACTGATCATTAAGGGTTGCTGTTGTGTCATCTGTGTTGGTCGATGTCGTGAAATTGACCAATCCGTTAAACATAGCCGCGCTTAGGACATCGCCTGTTGCTGCTGGAAAGCCTGTTGCCATCTTATATCTCCTAGTACGCCATTATGTTAGTGCCGATTATACCTGATAGAGACGATCCTATTATGAAGCCCTCGACTATTGGCTCAAGTGTTGTCACAGTTACCTTCATGGAGTTTGGCGTTATATTCCAGTCCAGTCCTTGCGCTTGTAGTGTCTTAACGATCGTAGAGCCATCTGGCTGCACGTTTGTAATCTTTAGGTTAGAGAAGTAATCGAGTCCTAGCATTGTGGCAGTTGGTACATCTGGATCAAGTAGATCAACAGTCATAGCATCAATGCGGATAGTTGTCTCAGCTCTAGTGGCCACATAAATCTTGGCGATGTTTAGAGTATCTGCATCTGTCTGGGCTACCAGGTTTGACTCATTAAGTTGATGCGAGAAGTACTTAGCAATAGAAGCTGCATTTTCTGAGACTTGCTGAGTGCCACCGACCCTAGTCATTCCAGCGCTGTTAATAATTAACTTGTCATCAAAGGCAAAGACCAGGTTTGTGTAAGGGATGCCAGTAGTCTGATCGAACTCGATAGGAGTCTCGCCATACTTCTTAATAACATTAGTGCGGCTTAGGAATACTGCTGTGCCTTCGTGATCGATGTAGAACGCGCCCTGCTCTGAGAACTCTGCGTTCTTTAACGCATCAAGTGTCGTGCGAGAAGTGCCAGGATCGGCTATGCAGGTTGTATCGCCGGTATCGATCGTGCGCATTGAGGTTGGCCAGGAGACTTGATCAAGGATCTTGCCTATGCGAGTGCCAGTAGCTTGTCCAGCCGTAGCATCTGCCACAGTTGTAACAGTTGCCTGTTGCATAAGTCTGAAGGCATCTGCGCAGATAATGTCCACATAGCCAGTTTCTTGACCTTGAGGATAGGTGTACTTGTATTCGATCGTATAGCCAGAGAATAAAAAGTAGCCAACTCCGCCGACTGTTGCTGATACGCGCAACTTGCGCAACGGAGTCAGGAAGCCAAAGTAAGGGCTAGAAGTGTTCTGCGGGTTAAAATAACTGAGAGGATCAAGGACTCGGATCGTTGCTTGACCAGCTTCATAAGTATCGCGCATAACATTGCGGCCACGAGTAATTTTGATTGAGTACACATCTGGAGTTAGATCGATTGTTGGTTCTGGAGTAGTAGTAGCAGCTAGTGTGCCAGTACCCAATACGCCGTATTTAGGATCGCCAATAGTAAACGGATAGCCGAAAGTCGCTCCGCTAGTAAAGTCGAAAGATACGGATATCTGGGCGGGAAGGCTCATGGTGTAGCGAAAGTACCAGTCCTGCGGGAGATTTCTATTTGTCGGCCAGATAATGAATTGTTAGTTTGAACCTTAGTAATTGCTCCGGCCAATTCTTGACCATCGAGCATTACTACAACAGAGACGGGCGATCCAGCGGTTGCGCCAGGCGAGAATGCTGTCTGCCTTGGATTTGCAGGGATAAAATCGCTCATATCGCCTAGCCCGATATTGCCAAAGTTTGAAGTAATACCACCGCCGCCGCCAGCGCCGCCAGTTCCACTCATTGCAATTCTTTTAACTTGAGCCTCAATAGCATCCAGATAGGTAGACCAACCCTTAAACGGATTGTCGGCATCGGGCAAGTCTTTCAGATACGCAATAAGTCCTGCGCTTAGTCCTTGAGCTTTACCAAGTTCCCCAGCAAGTTTAGAAGCCTCGGTTGTGTTGCCGGTGATTAGTGCTAGTTGCAGTTCTAAACGCTTTCGCTCATCTTCGTTAATCTTGCCTTTAAGAGCTGCCACGATTTGAGTCTGTTCAAGATCGAATAAAGTGCCAGCCTTTTGGAGCGCTGTTTGCTCTTTGATGGCTTTAGTCTGTTTAGTAATGGCTATTGTTTGTTCTTTAGAACGCTTCAAAGATGCCTTTTCGATCGCCGCTTTTTTAAGTTCTGCTGCGATGGCTGGAGTAATACCTGACGGGATTTTGCCTCTATTGGCTTCTGC